GTGCTATTTTAGGTTCGTTTTTAAAAACAATAGAAAGTTATAATACGGATTTTATTAACATAGCAATATCTGAAGAAGTTAAATCTAAATACCCAGATAATGACTGGAGAGCTAAATTTTTAAAATCAGACGGCTCTGTTATTCAATTAGATTTAAATAAACTTAAACCAAAAGGTAATTCATAATGAGTACATTAATTGTAGATGCAGATATTGTAGCATATAAATTATCTACAGTATCAGAAAAACCAATACGTTGGGAAAATGATGTTTGGACATTACACTCAGATGAAACTGAATGTATAGTAATGATTAAAGATTATTTTGATTCTTTAAAAGAACAAACAGAATGTACTAAAATAATTTGTGCTTTTTCAGATGTTAATAATTTTAGAACATCTATACTACCTGATTATAAATTAAATAGAATCAATACTAGAAAACCATTAACTTTAAAATTTTGTAAAGAATATATTTATAAAAATTATAATGGCTATAGTAAACCTAATTTAGAAGCAGATGATATAATAGGTATTTTAGCTACTAGTGATATTATACACGGTGCTAAAATTATATGTTCTGAAGATAAAGATTTAAACCAAGTTGAAGGTTTACATTATAACCCATCTAGTAAAGAGTTTTATAGGATTAGTCCGCAACAAGCTGATTATAATTTTTACTTTCAAGTTTTAACTGGAGATCAATCAGATAACTACAAAGGTTGTCCAAGTGTTGGTGCAGTTAAAGCAGCTAGAGTTTTAAGCACTTCTAAAAATTATTGGCAATCAGTAGTTGAAACTTATGAGGAAAATAAATTAACAGAAGATGATGCTTTAGTTCAAGCAAGAGTTGCTAAGATTATAAAAAAGAATGATTATAATTTTAAACTTAAAAAAGTAATATTATGGTCTCCTCCTAAAAAACAAAAACCAAAAGGTATTAAAATTTCTTTTGAAGAACCAGAGAATGAAACAACTGTATTTGGTACTAGAGTATGAAAGAAAAAAATCCAACATTAAAAGGAGCACTAGCAGAATTAGCTGTTGCACATAAATTTTTAAAAAAAGGATTGTATGTATCTAAATCATTAGATCCATCTAGCCCATTTGATTTAGTTATAACTACTAATCGTGGTAATAGTTATTTAATTGATGTTAAATCAATTTCGTATAGAAAGAAAGATAATAGTATTATTGCTAGGACTTTAAATCAATTACAAAAACAACTTAATATTAGATTTTATTTTACTGATATTAATGGTAAAACTAAAAGGAAAAATAAAAATGACAAATAAAACATTTTTTAAACAAGTAGGTGGTGATCATTATAGAACTATGAAGATACAACCGTCTAAATTTATAAATGAAAATAAACTACCATTTGCTGAGGGTAATGCTATTAAATATATTTGTAGACATCAATTAAAAGGTAAAAAAGAAGATATATTAAAAGCTATACATTATTTAGAAATGGTTATAGATAGGGATTACAATGGGTAAGGACGAAGCTAAAAAATATTTATTCTTGTCTAAAGCTACTAAAGAACCTACGTTATCTAGGTTTTATTATACTATGTATATTGAAGAATTATTTAAAAATGATGATAAAGCAGAAAGAGAACAAGTAGCAGATAATAAAAAATTTGGTAGACATAAAGATGACTGAAATACATAGATGGAAAAAGAAAAGTTATTTAACTGTTAAAATAAAAGTTGATGATACTTTTTACGCAAAAACCCCAGACCTAAGTGGTACAAGTGAGTACCCATTTTCCCCAGATGCTAAAGTAAAAATAATTGAAATGAAATTTGATAGGCACACAATAGAAATGGACACAGATTTAGATAAAGTACAGTCTAAATCAGAAAAACCAGCCTATTAGTTGCCCTCTTGGAACAATATATGTTTGTAAATAAAGAATTAATAGTACACTTGGAAAAACTTTTTCCAAATAAAGTACCAGATATTACTGAAAATGAAAGACAAATTTGGTTTAAAGCTGGTCAAACAAGTGTAGTAACTTATTTAAAACAGTTAGAACAAGAGCAAAATAAGAATATTTTAGATTTAACATTAATAAAGAAAGATGAATAATTATGTGTTTTTCACAACCTAAAGCCCCTCCTCCCCCTCCAGTACCAGCTGCACCAGCTTCAGAAATAAATGCTAGTCAGACTATGCTGAGAGAAAAAGCCCCACAAGCACCGTCAGCTGCAAGTTCTACCCCTTTAAGCGTAAGTAAAAAAAGAGGTAAATCAGCTTTAAAAATAGAATTAGATCAATCTAATTTAATGGGTGGTGGTTCTGGCGTTAATATCCCTTAATAATACAATATGGAAAATAACCTAACAGCACGAGCACGTTACTCAAAATTAGAGAGTATACGTCAGCCTTATTTAGATAGAGCTAGAGATAGTGCAGAATTTACAATACCGTCTTTATTAACTAGAGATGGGTATGGTGGAACAACTAAACTATACACTCCGTATCAAGGAATAGGTGCTAGAGGTTTAAATAATTTAGCTAGTAAATTACTTTTAGCTTTATTACCACCAAATCAACCTTTTTTTAGGTTGTCTTTAGATGAGTTTACACTTCAAAAACTTACTCAGCAAAAAGGTATGCAAGGTGAGTTTGAGAAAGCTATGGGTTCTATAGAACGTGTAGTAATGAATGAAATAGAAGTTAATAATTTTAGAACTTCTGTTTTTGAAGCGTTAAGACAATTAATAGTTTCTGGTAATGTTTTATTATATATTACTCCTGAACTTACTACTAAAGTTTATAAACTAGATGAATATGTAATTAAAAGAGATTCAATAGGAAATGTTTTAGAAATAATTACAAAAGAACAAGTTAGTCCAGATGCTATATCTGAAGAAATAGAAGATTTAATACAAGAAAATTCTAATAATAATAACGATATTGATAAAACAATTTCTATCTACACACGTGTTGTTAGGTCAGAAAATAAAAGGTGGCTTGTCCAACAAGAGGTTAATGATATAATCATACCAAGCTCCGTAGGAAGTTATCCATTGGACAAGTCTCCTTTTATACCTTTACGATACACATTAACTAATGAAGATTACGGTAGAGGTTTTGTAGAAGAATATATTGGAGACCTTAGATCATTAGAGGCTTTATATAGAGCAGTAGTTGAAGGTAGTGCCGCTGCTTCTAAAGTTTTATTTTTAGTTAGACCTAATGGTACAACAAGAATTAAAACTTTATCTGAAAGTCCTAACGGTGCTATAAGAGAGGGAGATGCAAATGATGTAACTACTTTGCAGATGAATAAATCAGCTGACTTCTCAATTACATTTCAAACAATCAGAACTATAGAAGAAAGATTAACATATTCATTTATGTTAATGAATAGTGTTCAAAGAAATAACGATAGGGTAACAGCTACTGAAATAAGATTATTAGCAGATGCACTTAATGATAGTGTTTCTGGTTTATATTCTTTATTGTCACAAGAATTACAATTACCTTTAATTTCTCGTTTGATGTATCAAATGGAGAAAAACAAAAGATTACCTACTTTACCTAAAAATAGTATTAAAGTAAAAATAGTAACTGGATTAGAGGCTTTAGGTCGTTCATCAGATTTACAAAGATTAAATACTTTTATTCAACAATTAACTCCGTTTGCACAAGAATTATTTAAATATGTTAATTTTGATGAGTATGTTAAAAGAGTTGGTACATCTTTAGGTATTGATATGGAAGGATTAATTAAATCCCCAGAACAAATGCAAATGGAAGAACAAGTTGCTCAACAACAATCTATGATGATGCAAGCAGCCCCAGCAGCAGTTGCTGAAGGTGCTGGAATAGTACGAGATAGCTTTAAAGCTAGGGAGGAACAAAGACAAATGGAACAACAACAACAACAAGAAGGACAATAACCTATGGGTGAAACAACCACAGTAAATGTAACTCCTACAGCTAACGTAGAAACACAAGAATATAGAGACAGTATGATTAATAAAATTGAACAAGCAAATACTGCTCCAGTTCAACCATTACAATCTACTGAACAACCTAAAACAGAAGAAGTTAAACAAGAAAAAATACTT